CAATGTTAGCCTTAGCCTTTATGCTAAGAGTAGAGTTATGAAACAAATATTTATACTCGCCGCTGGCATGCTCGCCATCTCGGCTCCGGCTCACGGCCGTAGCTATCAGATCTGCCACCAGAAGTTTGCGCTCTGCGCCGCATCGCCCAGCACACCAACCGGAAAGATGATTACGGTTAACGTCGAGGGTGGCGGCACGGCCCAGTTTTCCGAATCAATGGCCGTCTGTCCTGTTCTGAACGGCCCAGCTATCGCGGATGTGGCTGGCGGAAATATGAAGGGCTCCTGCAATCAACCGGGCCCCAATCAAGTTTGGAGCCTATACCAGTACCGGGATAGGTTCCCGCAGGCCCCTGATTGGTCCCGCAGTGACGTGGCTACCATTCGAACCTTCACGACAAGTGCTGGCAATGGGCTGTCAAATATGTTCTCTTTCGCTTGCACGCTTGAACCCAAACGTGTCGGCACCGTTAAATTGGCTAAATGCTACGGTCCAATAAATGAAAACATTGCCGGTGCGCCCGTTGTTCCAGGCACCCTTGTGGTTACCCAAGCCCCTGTGGGCGCAACTTATCCAGTTGGTGGACCGATTCCTCAATAAGGAGAACACCCATGTTTAGTAAGCTTAAAGGCAAGAAGACCTATATCGTCGCCGCTCTTGCTGCCCTCAGCGCCGGCGCTGAAGCCCTTGGTTATCCGACACCCTCATGGCTGTGGCCCCTGCTTGGTGCGGCTGGACTCACCACAGTGCGGAGCGCGATGCGTCCTTAATGCCGCCGATCGTAGTCTGTACGGTCAACGGGAAATGTCTTCCCGTCTTAGCCGCAAGCATCAGGGCATACGCACCTGACCATTGCTTGCTCGTTTCTGAAGGGCCTCTCCGTACATTCGGGGAGGCCTATAACGATGCGATGGATGCGGCCTTTAAGGATCACGATGAGATCCTGATTGCCAACGACGACATCGTTCTGTCGCCGGGGACGATGGACAGGCTTATGTCCGATGTCGCGGCACTGAAAGCTCAGCACGGCGATATGCTTGGGTTCGTGGCTACAATGGCGGACTATGTCCGCTACGACCAAAACATTGCCCATGTCCGCTCCGTCGAGGTACGCCAGGTCCGCACCATATCTCCGCTTCTGGCGTGGATTTCTAAGAAGGCCTTCCAGGCTGCGCGGTTCCCGCCGCTGAATTGGTACTCGGACGATGTGATCTGCGAGGCGCTCAACCTTCTTGGGTTCAAGCACTTTGTCTCGCCGGCATACGTTCACCACGCTGGATCACAGACGATCGGTCGAGATTCAACAGCGCTGACTGATGAAGCTCTACCCTGGCTGGAACAAAACAAACCAGAGCTCGTCAAGGAATGGTTGCCCCACCTCGTTCGTGAGAAGCCCAAGATTTGCGTGTACGCCATCGCGAAGAACGAGAGCGCTTTCGTTGAAAGGTTCTGCCGTTCGGCTGAAGATGCCGATCTGGTCCTCATCGCCGACACAGGAAGCACCGACGAGACGATCGATCTGGCCAAGTCTAACGGCGCTACCGTGCATCAGGTGTGCATTACCCCGTGGCGCTTCGATGTTGCGCGCAACGCGGCCCTGTCCTTGGTGCCAAATGACATCGACATCTGCGTGTCCTTGGACATGGATGAGGTTCTTGAGCCTGGCTGGCGCGAAGAGGTGGAGCGTCTTTGGACCCACGGCATTACCCGTCTGCGGTACAAGTTTGACTGCGGGTCAGGTCTTATCATCATCCACGAAAAGATTCATGCTCGGAAAGGTTACGTCTGGAAGCACCTGTGCCATGAGTATCCTTGTGCCGATCGCATCGAGGAGCGGTTCGCCAGCACGGACAAGGTGATCGCCACTCACCTGCCAGATGTGACAAAAAGTCGCGGGCAGTACCTAGATATGCTGTTTGCGGCCGCCGCTGAGGAGCCGCAGAACCACCGCTACAGCTTCTACTATGCCAGAGAACTCCACTTCACGCAGCGCTGGGACCACTCTCTTGCGGAGTTCGGTCGGTTTCTCAGCCTTCCTGGGGCGACTTGGAACAAAGAACGCTGCTACGCCATGCGGACTATGGCGCGGTGCTGCGCATCCCTTAACCGGAAGAGTGAGGCTGTCGATTGGGCAAGGAAGGCCGTAGTCGAAGACCCTCACACTAGGGAGGCTTGGTGCGAACTGGCGCAGCAGGCTCACAACGATAGTCGGTGGGAAGAGTGCTTCGGCGCTGCCATGTCTGCCCTTCGAATCTCAGATCGCGATACGACGTTCACGAATGATCCTGCAGTGTTCGGCGCATGGCCTCATGACATGGCCTCGCTAGGTGCGCACAATATGAAGATGCCTGACGTGGCGCTTGCGCAGGCTAGGCTTGCGGTAGAGAAGAGTCCTGATGATACCAGGATGCGTCAAAACCTCACCTGGTTGGAAGAAGCGGCGAGACAGGCAGTAGATTAACGTGGTATTTTATGTATGCCTCTCTGGATAAGGGGCGGCAGTGGGGCTTCATAATGATTGAAGAGCTTATCAGCCGGGTCTTCTTCACGCGAAATGTGGCGCATTTTGCCCATTGGCGCGCGACTGGTGCTGGAAGCTACGCGAAGCACAAGGCCCTTGGAAAGTTCTACAATAACGTAATTGTTGCCCTTGACCCGTTGGTAGAGTCCTATCAGGGGGCCTTTGAACTGATTAAAAGCATTCCAGCCCCCCAGTCCAGCGGTTCTGGCGACATCCTTAAGATGCTTGAGGCTGACGCCGATTGGATCGAGGAGAACCATGAGTCGATCTGCAAGGGCAATCGTGCCATTGCTAACTTGATTGACGCCCTTAGCGGGGTATATCTTTCGGCAATCTACAAGCTTCGTAACCTGAGGTAGAGGATCAAAGTCCATGCCAACGGCAATGACCTACAGCAGTTTGCTAAACGATCTGCGCGCTTACCTTGAGCGCGGCGCAACGCTGGCGACTGACCCCACCGTCTATGAGCAGCTTCCGCAGCTGATCAATCTGGCTGAGCGCAGGCTCGCCCGCGAACTTAAGATTCAAGGCACCGTCACGGTCGTCTCGTCCACCCTGACGACAGGCGTCGTTGTCTACGCTAAGCCAAACCGCTGGCGAGAGACGGTGAGTATGCGGATTGGGACCGGCGATGGGTATAACGATCTCAAGGAAATTTATCCCAGAGCCTACGAGTATCTCCGGGTATACTGGCCGAACCAAACCCTGACCGACGAGCCGCGCTTTTATGCGGACTACAATTATAGCAACTGGATCATCGCCCCCACGCCGGATGAGGATTACCCATACGAGGTGATCTACTACGAACTACCGGCGCTGCTGGACGAAACCGCGCAGACCAACTGGTTCACTGAATACGCACCGGATGCGCTGCTCTATGCCTCGCTCCTTGAGGCCGCCCCATTCTTGAAGAACGACGATCAGATTAAGGTCTGGGAAGGATTCCTTGGCCGATCGATCTCCGCTCTCAATGGTGAGGATATTCGCCAAATCGTTGACCGTTCCATCATCCGAAGAGAAGACTGACGATGCCCGGATTTACAAACACCTTTGGTGGCACAGTTATCTATCCGGCTTCCGTCAGCTACCGAGCCGTCGCGCTTACGGCCGACGTTACACTTGCGTGGCCCACCGAACTGGCCACCGACACCAACGTCGTTGCCGAGATTATGGATGTCACGCCCTCTGCTGGCAGCCTTACAATCACCATGCCGCCGGCCAATCAGGTCAGTGTCGGCCAGACCCAGCTTTTCTTTAACGCCGGATCCTACACGTTCACGATCGCTGACAACGACGGCAACACCATCACGACCGTTGATGCTGGCCTGTCATACCAAGTTTATCTGATCGACAACACGGCTGTTTATGGAACCTGGCGCGTCACCCAATACGGGGCCGGAACATCGTCTGCGACCGCTGGTTCTCTCGCTGGGTATGGTATTAAGGCCATAAACACCACGCTGAATCAGTCGATGGAGGCCGTCTCCATCAACACCGATTACACCCTAAATTCGCCTGACAGATCCTCTGCAATCATCTGGACCGGCGGCGCTGGCACGCTGACGCTCACTTCCGCGTCCACTCTGGGTAACGATTGGTTCGTGAATATTCGTAACTCTGGCAATGGCGCCATCAGTGTTGAGCCCGGGTCTGGTGGTCAGTCGATTAACGGCGGAGGATCTCTGACTTTCAATCCTGGGGACAGTGCCACGATCCTGTGTGACGGCTCAAACTTTTTCAGCATTGGATTTGGTCAGTCTGTGGCTTTTGCCTTTGACTATGTGTCGATCGACCTGACCGGAGAGACGACCCCGTACACCCTTGCTGGGGCGGACCTGAATCGAATCTCGTACAGCTTCGGTGGCACTTTGACTGAGGACACGGAGGTCATTGTCCCGGACACTATCCAGCAATACTGGGTTGGAAACGAAACTGACGAAGCCTCTTCAGCCTACCTAATCACGGTAAAAACAGCGGGAGGAACTGGGGTTTCGCTCGCTAGTGCCGCCCGCGCCATCATGTTTTGCGATGGAACGAACGTGGTTGATGCCGATACATCCACCGTGTCGCTTCCTGTTCAGGTCGACCAAGGCGGCACTGGGGCTGTTACTGCTTCATCAGCTCGCGTTAATCTGGGTGGCACGTCGATTGGTATTGCTGTCTTTACGGCAGTTGATGACGCTGCAGCGCAGGCTGCCATTGGCCTGACGTTCCCAACCCCAGTTAATCAGGGTGGTACGGGTCAGAGTAGCTACACCAATGGACAGTTGCTGATCGGAAACACCACTGGCAACACGCTTACCAAGGCGACTCTGACTGCCGGAACCGGCGTCACGATCACCAACGGCACTGGCGCTATAACCATTAACGCCACCGGCACTGGTGGCACCGTCACCAGCGTGGTGGCAGGCACAGGCCTATCGGGCGGCACGATCACGACGACGGGCACCATTTCTCTTGACTACACTTCAGCCAGCCCTTGGACGGGTAAGCAGACATTCACCGGCTCAACAAGCGTCTTGGCGGCAAAGCTTATCAACGCTTTGGAAAAGATCACGTTGTCAGCCATCGCCGCAACCGGGACCATCCCCTACGATGTGACGACCCAGAGCGTCCTGTATTACACCTCTAACGCTTCGGCTAACTGGACGGTTAACCTACGCGCCTCGTCAGGCACATCGCTAAATACGGCCATGTCCACTGGCGAAAGTGTCACTGTCGTTTTCCTCGTCACCCAGGGGTCCACCGCCTATTACAACACGGTAGTGCAGGTTGATGGATCAACCGTGACGCCCAAATGGCAGGGTGTTGCGCCTACCGCTGGTATTATTAACTCAATCAATGCGTATACCTACACCGTGATTAAGACCGGCAGTGCCGCGTTCACGGTTCTCGCCGTTAAGACGGCTTTTGTCTGATGCCTCTCATAAGCACTTTTGCAGCGGCATCGGCTCGCGGGTTTGGTGGTAGCGAGAACGCAATCTTAGCAGACTTCCTTGTTATTGCTGGTGGTGGTGGCCAAGGGGCAATAGGGGATGGAGGCCCTGGCGCTGGTGGCGCTGGCGGTTATTTGTTTTTCTCCGCGCAGCCTCTTTCAGGCTCTTACGCTGTCACTGTGGGTGCGGGCGGTGCGCGCGCCACCAACGGCGGTAACAGTTTAATAGCTGGCTTTACAACCGCTGTTGGAGGGGGGCACGGTGGTGAGTCTGGACCCAATAACGGGGCCGCGGGGGGGTCTGGCGGCGGCGGCGGTGAATCAACAGGTAACGTCGGTCAAGGTGGCGCTGGTACCGCAGGACAAGGTAACGCGGGGCAAGAGGGCCAAGATGGAATAGACGGCGGCACGGGCGGTGGTTCTAGTGCTTCGGGCGATTCGGGCGGAACAGGCACCGCCTCTTCAATCACTGGAACTTCCGTTACTCGCGCTGCGGGTGGTAGTGGTGGTGGTTCGGGCACTCCGACCGATAACAGCGGAAACGGTTGCGACGGGAGGGCCAACGCCGGCCCTGGTGCTGGCGCTGCGGGTATTGTCATTATCAGCTACATTACTGGTACGGGAGTTTGCACGGGGGGCACTATCACTACTTCGGGGGGCAACACGATCCACACTTTCACAACCAGCGGGACATTTTTAATCACCTAATGCCCACAGAAATCATCCAGATCAGGTCGCAACCAGGTATCAAGCGGGACGGAACCCGCTTTGAGGGCGACAACTACGTGGATGGACAGTGGGTCCGGTTCCAGCGTGGTCTGCCGCGCAAGATTGGCGGCTATCGCCAGATAAACAATTTCGTTGGCGGCCTCGTTCGCCAGATGAGCACGCAGGCCCAGAACAACTTTGTCTACTTGCACCTCGGGTACAGTGATGGGCTGCAGCAGTTGACGATTGATACCCTGGGTAACACCAGTTCGCCCACTGACAGAACTCCAGAAGGATATGTCGGCGGCGACAATTTCACCTGGCAGTTCGACGCCATCTATGATGGCGCCGGCTCCGCGTCTTCTCTGATTGCGGTGGGGACCAACACCGGCATCGATATCTCCAATTCCGTCGCTCAGCAGGTCTACATCGGCGACTATTACGACTCCGGGGTACTGGTCGATATTACGGATGTTACGGCGTCTGGTGGCGTATGCGTTCTGCACCCGTATCTGCTTGTGTACGGCACCAACGGCTACGTGCAGTGGTCCGATGCGAACGATCCAACCAACTTCACCACCGGGGACGCCGGTGATGCGTATATCGATTCATCCAAGGTCGTGAAAATGCTGCCGCTACGCGGTGGCGGCCAAGCTCCGGCCGGTATTGCATGGACACTCGATCGCCTGATCCGCATTACCTACGTCGGAGATCCTGCGGTCTTCTCCTTCGACACCATCACTGCATCGACTTCAATCCTAGCGGTCAATAGCATCATTGAGTACGATGGCATCTTCTTCTGGATCGGCATCGATCGCTTCCTGATGTACAGCGGTGTCGTTCAGGAAGTCGATAACAACATGAACATCAATTACTTTTTTGATGGTCTTAATGTTACGTATGCCAACAAGATTTTTGCCTACAAGGTTCCGCGCTACGGCGAAATCTGGTGGTGCTACCCTCGCGGCAATGCCACGGAATGCACACACGCGATCATCTTTAACCTCCGGGAAAAGACTTGGTACGATACCGAGCTTCCAAACTCAGGCCGTTCAGCGGGCGTATATGCTCAGGTCTTCAACTCCCCACTTCTGACTGGGTCAGAACCATCTGGGTTTGAGGGTGCCTACAAGCTGTGGCGCCATGAGTTTGGCGTCGATGAGATCGATGGCCAAAGCCTCAACGCAGTCAATAGCTATTTTGAAACCGCCGACATCACGGCGCTCCTTTCGCCGCAACCTACCGACACGTCGCTACGCATCGAAATGATTGAGCCTGACTTCGTCCAGTCTGGTGACATGCAAGTTAGGATCACGGGGCGCATTAACGCTAGAGCGCCTGAGATTTCTGGACCCATCAAGACCTTCCCGGCTGTGGCCAACGAGCCATATCAGCAAATGGTGTACTTCAAGGAGCAGCGGCGTGAGATGCGCTTCCGCTTCTCCAGCAACACCGTTGGTGGTAATTATCAGATGGGCCAAGTTCTAGGTCATATCGCTCGCGGCGATGGAAGGTACCAGTCCTAATGGTTACCATTGATCCTCGGATTACGAAGACTTTCGTTGAGTGGGCGGATTACATGTACCCCAACTTGTCCGAGTTTGGCGTGATCGCGCGAGCGTTCAAAGAGGATGATTGGCAAATGTGGGGCGCTGGATTACTCTCTCTAAACGGTATTGCTCAAGCCGGAGCTCCTAATCCGTATCAGTTTGAGGACTGGAAGGATTGGGCTATTCGGTTTAACGGCGCTCTTAATTCGGGGTCATAGGCAATGGAATACTCTCGTCCCTCATATGCGATGGGAAACCCGTTCCCATCCATGCAGAGCCGTGTGCCCGATTTTCAGCCCACTAACGGTGGCCTTAGCAACCCGTATCGAGGGCTGGGCAATTACAACGGCCCTGGTATGGCTGGTGGAAACAACTACGGGCCTGGCGACAGAAACTTTATGGGCCAAGGGCGGCCACCCCAGCCTTATCCGGCTGCAAGCATCCCGATGTCTGCGCCCACTAACATCGGTGGTCAGGCTGCTACCCAGCAGGCCAGCCCCTACACTCTGGGCGCGTCTCCGGGGTTCCCGGGTACAGCCGTCAGCAATGCGCCCCAGGCCCCCATGCCTACCGTGTCCCAGACTACCACAAACCCAATGAGCGCGATGGGGTACAACCCAAACTTCGCTAAGGGTGGCTTGGTTAATGCAGCGCATCAGCTGCGAGATGCGGGCCGCTATGGCGACAGTGACTTGATTCACGTCAACCCCTCCGAGCGTGAGGCAATGCGCTACATGTTCGGGCCAGAGACGCGCAACCCAGAGACAGGGCTGCCTGAACATTTCGTTCAGTTCCTTCCAGCGTTGCTTGCGGCTGGCAAAATGTTCTTAGGGTCTAAGATTGGTTCTACCGTTGCGACAACTGCCGCCGCAGCGCTAACATCCAAGGCCCTTAAGGGTAAGAAAAAAAGTGGCTCGGGCGGAGGGTCAACCACGTCAAATACGCCTATGATACCTGGGGTTCTTGGCGCAAAGGACACTCTGAAATACAATAAGGCTCCTCGCGAGCAGAAGGCTTACGACTTTGACCCCTTCACTTACGGACAGAAGGGCGGCCAGAGAACCTTCTTTAAGCCATACAATCCAATGGAATCAGCCGCCAAAGCGCCGGAGCCAGCGCCTATGGCAGCGCCTATGGCTGAGCCTATGGCTGATTACCCGGCCCCCGAATACAAGCAAGGCGGCATGGCTGAGGATTACGACAAGGACGACCTGACAGATCACCTGGTCGCGTACTCTCGAGGCGGTGGCCATCAAGGCCCAGGTCATGTTCGTGGCATTGGCAGCGGCCAAGAAGACAAGATTCCGGCGTGGCTCTCTGATGGTGAGTACGTCTGGAGCGCTCAGGATGTTGCCGATCTGGGAGACGGGTCCACCAATGAGGGTGTCCGCCGTCTGGATAAGATGCGCAAAATGGTTCGCGCGCAGGCTGGTCGAAAAAATGTTAAGAGTATCGCGAAGCCCCAGAAGGGAATCGATCAGATGCTTAAGGCCGTGGGTGGAGAAGTCTAATGGCTCTTTTTAAAAAAAAGAAGATTAACTGGACTCTCGCAAAACTAGCAAACGGCGGCATGGCTGAGGGAGATGAATATCAGACTCAAACCACTGAGCTTCCGGCTTACGCTCAGGAATATTATGGCGAAACCCTTGGTCGTGGGCTTAGCAGCCTTAATGATTCTTACCAACCGTATGGTGCCGCGCGCATTGCTCCGCTCTCTGAGGAGGAGGAGCGGTCTTTTGATATGGCCGAGTCTAACCTCGGCAATTACCAGCCGTACATAGACCAAGCTGGCAATTACATTACCGCTGCCGTCGCTCAGCCAGCTACTGCTGGAGCTCAGAGACTCATTAGCCAAGCGGTAGCGCCAGGCAGTGGCGGCCTCTCTGCGGCTCAAAAGTATTTCGATATTGCCACCAACGAGCGGGCGATGACGTCCGTTGACCCGTACCTGAAGCGTGGCGTCTCAGATCAGAACGTCACTGCATCTACCCCGTATATTCAAAAGGCCGGGTCGATGAGCGCCGTGGACGCTGCTAAACCGTACCTTGCTGGTGGCACCTCTAACGAGGCCATGACTCTAGCCAACCCGTATCTGAAGGCGGCTGCTGGCGGGAGCTCACTCAGCGCAGCCGACCCATATTTAAAGGGCGGAACTGATTCTTTTACGAACAACGCAGAAAAGTACATGAACCCGTACAATGAAGCGGTCACGAACCGCATCGGGGAAATGGCGGGGCGAAACCTTCGTGAAAACATTCTGCCTGGCATCAACCGCACATTCATTGGCGGCGGTTCCTTCGGCGGAAAGCGAAGCGCTGAGTTCACTGCGCGAGCCGTCCGTGACGCGACAGAGGCGGCGACTGCTGAGCAGAACAAGGCGCTGCAGGCTGGTTATGGTCAGGCTGCGGACATCTATGGAGCAGAAGCCGAGCGTAAGCTTAAAGCAGGGCAGCAAGCCGGAAACCTTTCTGAAGCTGATTTTGCGCGTCAGCTATCGGTTGGCAAGACCTATGCTGACATTGCATCGGATGAGGCAAAAAGGAAGCTGGAGGCTGGCCAAACGACTGGTAGCCTGACCACAGCGGATATCCAAAGCCAACTTGCTACTGGCAAGAGCATGGCCGACATCTATAGTGATGTGGCATCGCGGAACCTACAGGCTGGCTCAACAGCTGGCACCGTTGCCTTGGGTGACCTGAGCCGCATTGCAGACATCGGAAAGTCGGCAGGCGCTTTGGCTGGTGATGATGCGAGCCGCGCCATTCAAGCTGGCCAGGCGAGCGGGCAACTAAGCGGCTCTGACGCTGACCGTTTGCTTAGAGCATCAACGGCTACGAGCGGGCTAGGCGAGCAAATTCAAAATCAGACTGGCAGGGATGCCTCTACGCTTAGCGGGATCGGTGCGCAAAGGCGAGGTATGAATCAGAGGTCTGCGGATCTCGCCTATTCTGATTTTAAGGAGGAGCGCGACTATCCTTCGGAGCAGGCTCGAAAAGCGGCAGGCCTCATCAGTAGCCTCGACATACCGACTAGCACCACACGCACTTCGACGAGTGCCCAACCGAGCACCCTGTCACGGGTAGCGGGACTCGGCACTAACATAGTGGGTACGCTCGGCGCGACCGGTGGCTTCGGCAAGGATGGTTACCTGAAAGACATAGGGAGTAAGGTGGCGGGGGCGTTTGCTCCGAAGCCAGCGACATCCGCGAAGCCAGCCACACTCCCCACTACTACATTAGTGAAGAGGGGTGGCGCTATCAAGTCTAAGCGCCCCCAGAAAAGGGGCTTGGGCTGGTTGAGGGAAATGAAGCGATGATGACTCGCGAAGAAGCTCTCGCTCGGATCAGGATGAATCCAAATATGGTTCCTGCTGGTCAGGATCCTGATGCGTTCATCGCCGCTATGATGGCGGCCGACGCTGCCAATGCCGCGCCTGTAACGCCGCCCGTGCCCGTATCCCCTGCGGATCCTGCGCCCGTACAGGCTGGCGTTCCTATTGTTGCCCCGCCACAGATGGCCCCCCCGATGCCTCAGATGGCTACGGACTTCAGGAACCAAGCCATCTTGGCTGCCAACCAGACGAAGCCCCCCATTGAGGAACCTATCTCTGGGGACATGGGGCAGGACGATCTTATGGGGGCGGCAGAGAAAGACACGATTGCTTCCGCTCCTCCCCCTGCTCCGCCGAAGCTGACGCGCTCTCCTGAAGAAATGCGGGCGCTGATGCAGGACGACATTGATATGCTAGCCCGGGCTCGGGAGAAAGCTGTGCTTTCGCCGGACGTGCAGAAATATTTTGATACGGCTAGCCAGCGCGCTGATGCTGAGCTTGCTGATGTGGATAAGGATCGCAAGCAGCAGTACTGGACGTCGCTCGCTATGGCTGGGGCCAAGATGGCTCAGAGTACTAGTCCGTCCTTTGCATCGGCCCTGTCTGAGGGGCTGCAGTCTGGGCTCACCGGCTTCAATAAGGCTCGGGCAGACGCGGCCGAAAAGAAGGCACGCCTCCAGACCCGCAAGGAAGATATGATCCTGAAGCGTTATGAGGCGTTGAAGGATGAGCAGGACCGGGCCGTCAATGACATCAACGCCGGCGTAAAGTTGACGGCTGATAGGCTCACACTAGCGAACGCATCGCAGAAGAATTTGGTTGATGCGGCCACAGCCCCATACGAAGTTGCTACCGCTAAGTCTAATGCTGAGACGGCTGGGGTCACGGCGAGATATGCAGAGGAAAGGATTTTGGCTGACATAGCTCAATCACTTTCAAGCGTTACATCAGCAAATGCATCTTTAATAAATGCTCAAACTGGTATTCAACGGCTTAAACGTGAAGGAACCATTCCAAAAGATATTGCTGATTCGTTTGGAGAACAACTACGTGTTGCTCAGCAAATGATGTCTAGCGCTGATAACGCTGAAGATCCTAGCGCTGCTTATGCTTCTGGAGTTAGAACCATTGAATCTATTTATAAAAACATGGCAACATATGGAATTCCAATTCCTAAGCCTACTGGTAGGATTGGAAAGTATAATTTAAAAACTGGTGAAGTTACTTACTAAGGAATCAATATGCCAATCATATCTGTTCCTGGTAAGGGAGATATTGAATTTCCAGACACCATGTCTGACGAAGAAATATCTCTTGCAATTCGTAAAAATATTTTAGGTGGTGGGCCTGAAAATAAATCTGAAGCTAAGACCAGTCTCATCCGTGATGTTCCCGGCGCGCTCATCGCTGGCACTGGGCAACTGGCTGAACTTCCGGGTCAATTGTATGGCTTGGCAACTGGAGACTTTGACACCCCGCTCACAAGGATACCGGGTGCTGTTGTTAAGTTTGGTCAAGATCTTAAATCTGAAGGGCTTCGTGAGAAAGAGCGCGGTGCTCAGGAGCGTATGGATGCGGCTGGAAACAAAGGTTTCCTTTCTGGTCTGGCTAGCGGTGCTAAAGAATACCTGACTGATCCCGCGCTTCTTATAAGTGGCGCTATTCAAACCCTTCCATCATTGATCGGAAGCGTTGGAACAGGCACCGTCGTTAAGAAGGGCGCTGAATTTCTTCTTGAGGAAGCGGCTAAGAAAGCGGCTAAGGAATCAATTGAGGTAGCAGCCAAGAAGGCAGCAGAGAGTGCCGCCGAGGGAACAGCCACAAGCGCCGCTAAGAAGGCTGCTAAAGCTGGTACTGCTGGCGGCATAGGCTTTAGCGCCACGCAGCAGGGTGCTGGCATTGGCGCTGACGCATACAAAGAAGTCCTAAGGCAGCCAGACAACGTCTGGAATAAAAACCCAGAATTTACCAATCGCGTTCAGGGCGGCGAGAGTCCTGACGAAGTCAAGCAGGACATGGCCCTTAGCGTTGCGCGTAAAACAGCGGCGGCCGCAGGAACCATATCTGCTGCGACTGCAGGACTGCTTCCTAACACCCTTGAAAAAGTTCTGATTGGTAAGGGACTTGCCGGCAACCTGGTTGGCCGAACCCTTAAGACCGCTGGGTCTGAAGCCTTCCAAGAAGGAAGCGAAGAAGGTGGTGGTCGCCTAGCTCAGAACATTGCCATGCGTCAGGTCAACCCTGATCAGAATATTATGGAAGGCGTTGGTGGCGCAGCCGGTAGCGCAGCCGTTCTCGGCGGCATCATGGGTGGTGGCGCCGGCGCTGCGTCTCCCCGACCCACCTTGGAGATAAATACCGAAGGGCCCATTGGCGCTCCCATAGCTCCGCCACCGGGCGCCCCCGCGCCGGACGCGCCGGCCATTCGTACCGTTGTCTTTAACCCGGCAGGCGAGACTGAACCTGTACCCATCAAGTTCGACATCCTGTCTGAGCCTGACGAAGATGGAATTGTATTTGTAAGGAGGCCAGATGGCGGTGTTATCCAGGTTCCGCTGTCTTTCATTGAGCCTGAGGCTGCGCCTGTAGTCGAGCCCGAGCTTGAGGCTGAGCCGGTGGTCCAGGCTGCACCCGTGGCCGAACGTCCGCTCGAGCCTGAGCCCACGATCTCTGGTGGCCCCGGCATCACTGATGATGCTGACATCCCCGACGTTACCGAACTTGCACCTCAACCTACCGTCACGGCAGAACCCGAGCGCGCGCCAGAGCCAGAGCTACGGCCTGCGCCTCCGGTGATCATGCCGACGCTACCTATCGGACTGTCTAGGGCCACGCCTGATTTCAACTACGGAACTAACAGGTTTCCCTCTT